GTGGGTGTTACGTTTCTGTTTCGACATCTCTGGTCCCTTCGAAATCGGCCTCGGCATATCTTAAACCAGTGTCTTGATTTCAGGGTCCACTATAGTGGGGTGGGCCCAAAGCCAGGTCCGTGACCCGCAACAGCGTGAAATCCTCTTCGATCTGGATACCACCCGGCGACAGGAATTCGAATCCAACGGTAAGACCCGTACCTTTGACATGCTGTCGAAGAGCTTAACCAATCTCATAAGGATGTGGGCGGAAGTCTGACGACCACTGGCAAGTATCTTCCTTTCAGAAAAACCAAGGATTTTGACGAAGAGCTTACAAGGTTAGATGCCCAATTCTTTCCGAAGTTTACCTTGCCCACACTTCTCTGTGGGCAAGGCAGAAGCTCTTTAATCTTCGGTTCTTACCAGCCAGCTCTCTACGGTATCGGCACCGTACTCTTCTTTCCAAGCCTTCAGCGTCTTCTGGTTTCCGCCACGAGTCTCGACAACCTCACCCGTGTTCGGGTTCTTGTAGATCTTGAGCTTTCGCTTGGCTCGACCTGTGTTCTTGGTACTGCTTGAGGTTTTGTTAGCGGTGAGCTTGGGATCGAGAAGATGGATGACGTCTGAAGCTGACTTGTTGAACTCGCGCATCAATGCTTCAAGATGGTTCTTGAAGTCTAGCTCAGTCTTGAGCCGTTCGTCGTTTTTCAGCTTATCCAGCTCTTCCTGAAGCTGCTTCAGCTGCTGCTCTTTTTCCATATAGGTGTTGAGTAGGGACAATTGGCACTCCTGATGACATTACGGTGAATTCCATAATATGAATCAACTGTCCATTAAATTCAATTATATAGATTACTCCCGCAGGGATTAAAGTATTGTTTTCCAGATGACTGCCGGATAAGGACGCCAAGCCTTTTCGCCCTGCCTCTGACGGCGCTGACGCTGGTCTTTCTATCGGCGCAGGATCACCATAGAAGAAGGCGGTCGTGATCTGTGCCCAACTGTGGGTTAGCAGTAGATATGGCACCAGCGGCGCAATCTGGGACAACAAACAATGAAGTGGGACTATCTGTGACGAGAAGCGTGGCAAGTGCCTGAAATAGCAGCATCTCGGCGCAACATGGAGGGAAAAAAGCCGGTCGCAGATAAACAGAACCAGTGCCAAAGGTGTGCGAATCAAGAAAAGGGCCGTCTCAATGCGAGGCGGCCCTTTTTGCTGGGTGTTTGGCACCGCTATGTCACAGCCACCCGGCCGCCCAGACGGCGCGGCCGATGATCTCTAGCTCGTCGAGGCGATCACGGGGCACCTGGATCTCCCGGTAGGCCGGGTTCTCGCTGATGATCGCCACGCCGTCGAAGCTGCGCTGTAGCCGCTTGGCGTAGAGGTGGTGGTCCAGGCGGATGATGTAGATGCCCTCGCCCTCGATGTGCGTCCTGGTGTGGTCGATCAGCACGGTGTCGCCCGCCTCGAGCACCGGCTCCATGGAGTCGCCGTCCACGCGGATCGCCGAGAGGTGCTCCGGCGTAAGCCCCTGCTTGCGCAGGCTGTAGCGGGTGAAGGCCAGATGGGTGAGCACCTGGCAGTTCTCATTCCAGGCGCCATCGCCGGCGCTGCACTGGGCGTCATAGAGCGGAACCAGGGCGTAGTCGCCCATCTCTGTTGGATTTTCATCAGCCGCTACAGAAGCCCCGTGACCAAAAGCCAGCCAGGTGGGGTCCACCTGGGCGCCCGCAGCTATTTGCATCAAGCGATCCAGGGTTGGGTAGGTCTCTCCAGCCAGGTAGCTGCGCAACGTCGCCTCTGAGATACCGCACTTCGATGAAAATCCGCGCAACGTCTGCGTGGATTTCACCTCCTTCAGTCGCTCTTTGAAGCATCCGATTCTCTCGAGGGGAAACGGATGCTTCTCGCTCTGCTTGGTTTTTGCATCCGAATCGCGGTAACCCATTGATATACCTTCCGTGCTATAGAAAATCGCGCAGCCTGAGAGGGAAAAAGAATCGGATGCGATTATTTCCCCTTGTATCGCGCGGATTTCCTCGCTATGTTTATGTCCAAGCCAACGATAGACGGCGCAGGAAGTCGCCCCGAGGAATCGCCATGAAGCCTGATATTCCCCTCAACCCCGAGCAGCGCTGGGAGTGGATCAAGTACCAGCTGCGCACCCGTGGCAGCTCGCTGGCCCGCGTGGCCGAAGAGCTGGATGTCTCCCGTGCGGCGGTCATCAACGCCAAGCGGTTGCCTTATCCACGGGTAGAGCGGGCGATTGCCCGGCGGTTGGCGCTGGCCCCTGGTTGCATCTGGCCCGAGCGCTGGAATGCCGATGGCACCCCGGCGCGGCAGCGACCCAAGTACGCGGAAAAACGCGCAAGGGGTAGCACTTCTGCGCCACGTCATTCCGCTCAGGATAGCGACTCTAACGCTGTCACGCACCGTCAATTGGCGCGGGAGGCGTGACCATGCGACGTGTCAACGATACCGAAACGCTAGACCTCTTCGAGGTGCCGCGACCGGTCATCCCAAATCCGGGTTGCGGCAACTATGCCGCCCTGGTGAGCGAGCTGGTGGGAGAGGTGCTCAAGGACACCCCGGCGGATCGCCACGAGATCGCCGCCCAGATGAGCCGCCTCTCCGGCGACGACGTCTCCAAGCACATGCTCGACGCCTGGAGCTCCCCGGCGCGCGTCGATCACAACATCCCCCTGTACCGCGTCCCCCTGCTCGAGGAGGTGTGCCACAGCCACGCCTTCACCGATTGGCTGGTGCACCAGCGCGGTGGCCGTGTGGCCTATGGGCGCGAGGCGCTGGCGGCCGAATACGGCAAGCGCCAGCGGATGATGGACCAGCTCAAGGCCGATATGCGCGAGCTGAAGCGCCTGATGGGAGAAGAGGAATGAGATTCAAAGCCCACAAACCTTATGCCGCCTATCATGCTCGTCTATCGGCATGGCGGGACTCAGAAGCCCCGTGTCCGGGTGCTGCCAACGATAGGGGAGGGGATTCCTCGGCTGTTTGGGAGAAGGAAGGTCGCGTTACATGCAGGACAATAAGCGGTGTCCTCGCCAAAGCCTGTTTTGTTGATCTGGATGATCGAGCGTCTGCGTTGCTCGAAGCAGTGGGGACAAAAATAAATTGGCTTGTCGTGTTCCCCGCGTCCCGAGTCATCACGCTGATATACAACACTCCCCGATTTCAACGTCACCAACGAGTACATGTGGCGCTCGCTATCAAACTCCGCGCGTTGGGCAAGCCGTTCCTCGAGTTCGCGTTTTTCTTCACGAAGCGTCGTCACTTCCTCGCGCACCGTCAGCAGGTCCTCGCGGAGCGTTTGAAGGCGCTCTCGGAGCTCTACCACGACGGCGGCCGGATCGCCGCCTCCTCGAGCGATATCAATCGAAGCGCGGGTAAGTGCCATCAAGCCGTCGACGCGTTCAAGAAGTTTCATGGGGGTTCCTCGGTTGAGTTGGGTTCGGTTGGCACCTCTCAACGTAGCCGAGAAATGGACCCCCGCCCTTTTGTGGGAGGTCGGCCATGAACTGCCAGACCTCCAACCTCACCCGCGGCTGGTTCACCGCCAGGGAGCTGGCCGGGCTGCCGGGATTGCCGGGAACGGAGCGCAACGTACGTGAGTTCGCCAAGCGTCAGGGCTGGGAAGGCCAGCGCCGTCTCGGCACCAAGGCCCTGGAATACGCCTTCGCCGTGCTGCCGGCAGAGACTCAGCAGGCGCTGATCGCGCGCAGCGTGGGCCAGGTCGAGCCTGAGCCAGAGGCTCCCGAGGCCGCGCCTTCGCCCCAGCAGGTCGCCACCGACACCCTGCGCCTCACCGACACCCAGCGCCGCGTGATGAGCGCCCGGGTCGCCTTCGTGCGCGAGATCGAGCGCATGAGCCAGCTGGTCAGCCAGCAGCAGGCCATCGAGACGTTAGTCGCCCTGGCCAAGGCCGGCGATCTAACGCCTTACCTCGCCGAGCGTGTGGTGGTTGCCAACGACCGCAAGAGCGAGACTCGCACACTTAGCGAGCGCACCCTCAAGCGTTGGGTTTCCGCCTTCAGGAAGGAGGGCGAGCGCGGCCTGGCGCCCAAGCGTCGCAAGGCGGACATGAGCATGCCGCCCTGGGCGGGGGAGTTCCTCAAGCGCTACCAGCGCCCGCAGAAGCCCAGCGTCGAGGCCGCCTACCAGCAGCTGGTCGAGCAGACCGAAGGCCCTCACCCCAGCATCCACCAGGTGCGCCGCTTCCTCGCCAAGCTCAGCCCCGAGGCCCGCGAGCGCGGCCGCATGGGACCCCGCGAGCTCAAGGCTCTGCAGCCGTTCAAGCGCCGCAAGACCGAGCACCTGCTGCCCAACGACGTGTGGGTGGCCGACGGCCACACCTTCGATGCCGAGGTGATCAACCCGCTGACCGGCCAGGCCTTCCGCCCCGAGGTCACGATGATCATCGACTGGGCCACCCGCCGCATCGTCGGCTTCGCCATCAACCTCGCCGAGTCGACCCTCGCCACCCTGGACGCCCTGCGCGACGCCGTCAGCCGCGTCGGCATGTTCAACCTCTTCTACGTCGACAACGGCTCCGGCTTCGATAACGCCAGCGTCTATGAGGTAGTCGACCGCCTCGGCGGCACCATCACCCACTCGCTGCCCTACAACTCTCAAGCCCGCGGCGTCATCGAGCGCCCGCACCAGAGCATCCTGGTGAAACTGGCCCGCGAGATGCCCAGCTATATCGGCGCCGACATGGACCCCGAGGCCGCCAAGCGTGTGCACAAGCTCTCGCGCAAGGCGATCAAGGAAGGCCTCAAACCGGCGATGATCCCCACCTTCCAGGAGTTCTACGACCGGCTGAATGCCGCCCTGGATGCCTACAACTATCGGCCGCATTCCGCGCTGCCCAAGATCCGCGACCTGGAGACCGGCCAGCGTCGCCACCAGAGCACCATGGAGGCCTGGAAGAGCGCCGAGGCCGAGGGCTTCGAGGCGCTGACCGCGCCCGCTGATGTCATCGCCTCGCTGATGCGCCCGCAGGAGATCCGCAAGACCCACCGCGGCGAGGTGCGCTTCGCCGGCGGCCTCTACTTCCTGCGCGAGCTGGCCGACTTCCACGGCGACGAAGTGAAGGTGGCCTGGGACTACCGCGACGTCAGCCGCGTGGGCGTGTTCACCCTGGAGGGTGAGTGGATCGGCGAGGCTCTGCTCGACGGCAACGCCACCCCGGCGATGCCCGCCAGCATGATCCAGCGCGCCGCCGACAAGCGCGAGGCCGGCCAGCTCAACCGCCTGGTCAAGAAGGCCAAGACCATCACCGGCCAGGACGTCGAGATCCGCACCCTCGAGCCGACCGCCGAGCGTGCCTATGACGAGCGCCGCCTCGAGGCCGCCCGGGCCAAGGCCCGTGAGCTGGCCGCACCTCAGGCGGAGCGCTTCGAGATTCCCCGCGACCCCACCCAGCGCTATCGCCTGTGGCAGCAGCTGGACGCACGCCAGCGTGCCGGCGAAACGCTCGCCGAGCAGGAGAAGACGTGGTGGGAAAGCTACCCGAAGACGACTGGATTCCGCGCCATCCAGCGCGTGATGGATGCCGAGGGACGGCAATCCCCCGGCACCCGGCGGGCCATGTAAGCGCATGGCCCATGACACCCAAGCAAGTGAGGACTGATATGAGCGTCAACGCCATTGTACCACTGACCAACGTGGGCCTCCTGGCCACCGCCGTCGAGAACGTGATGAACCGGCCGCCCGAGCTGCCTGGGGTCGCGGTGATGTACGGCTTCAGCGGGCTGGGCAAGAGCCTGTCCGCCGCCTATACCGCCAACCTGCATCGCGCCTACTACCTGCAGTGCCGGGAAAGCTTCACCCGCAAGGCCTTCGTGCAGGCGATGCTGCGCGAGATGGGCATCACGCCCATGAAGACGCTGAACGAGATGATCGACCAGGTCGCCGAGCAGCTCAGCCGCTCCGGCCGCCCGCTGATCATCGACGACGTGCAGTACGTCATCGAGAAGAGTGCCGCCAACATCATCACTGACCTCTACGAGGCCAGCCAGGGCACCCTGGTGCTGATTGGCGAGGAGCATGTGCCTACCGCCATGAGCAAGCGTCTGGAGCGCCTGCACAACCGGGTGCTGGAGTGGGTGCCGGCGCAGGAAGCCAGCCTCGATGACGTGCAGCTGCTGGCCGAGAAGAGCTACCCCGACATCGAGATCGACGCCGACTTGCTCGAACGGGTCAACACCCGGGTGCGCGGCTGCCTGCGCCGTGTCGCGGTGAACCTCTACCAGATCCACAGCGAGGCCCTGGCCAACGGCTGGGCCCGCGTCGACCTCGCGATCTGGGGGGATCGTGACATCCACACCGGCCAAGCGCCGGCACGGAGGGGCTGAGCATGTCACGCAAGCCCGTCCATCTCGAAGCCCAGGGCCCCAAGGGCGACCGCCAGGCGATGTGGGAAGCCCTGCGCCGCCTGCACCTGGCCGGCGAGCCGATCACCATCCGCGACGTGTGGCTGGTGCTGCCGGCCCAACCCCCCCGGGGGCGCGTGCGCGATTACCTGGTGGGCCTGGAGCGCGCCGGTTATCTGGAGCGCCTGGCGGAGCCCAGCAAGAGCGGCGAGGCGGTGCGCTATCGCCTGGCCCGCGACGTGGGCGTGGAAGCCCCGCGGGTCACCAAGCAGGGCCGCCACGTCACCCAGGGCCTGGCCCGCGAGCAGCTGTGGCGCACGCTCAAGATCCTCGGCGAGTTCAGTGCCGCCGAGCTAGCCGATGCCGCCAGCACACACCGGGTGTCGGTCGCCGAGGCCAGTGCTGTCGAGTACTGCCACTACCTGGAGCGCGCCGGCTACCTGCGCCTGACCCGCCAGGCCGGCCCCGCCGTGGCCGCCCGCTACCGGCTGGTGCCCAGCCGCTGGAGCGGCCCGCGTCCGCCGATGATCCAGCGCGTCAAGCAGCTGTTTGATCCCAACCTCGGGCAGGTGGTGTACAGCCGCGAGCCCAGCGTGGAAGGAGGTGCCGAATGAGCCCCCGCAACCCCCGCCCTGTGGATCTCTCCGCCTGGGGTGCCGAGCCGCCGCGCTGGATCCGCCTGCTGGCCAGCGAGGTGCAGGCCAGCAACCGCACCGAGGCCGGCAAGCGCATCGGCATCTCGCGCACCGCCGTCTCGCTGTGCCTGGCCAATAACTACTCCAGCCCCAGCACCGCCGGCATCGAACGCCGGGTGTTGGCGGCGCTGGACGGCCGCGAGTGTCCCGCCCAGGGCACCCGCATCAGCGCCGAGCAGTGCCGTGAGTACCGCGACCGGCCCGCCCCTACCCATAACCCGATGAGCATGCGCGTGTGGCGCACCTGCCAGGGCTGCCCGCATAACCCGCAATGCGAGAACGGCCGCGGGCAGGACGCCAAGGGAGGTGAGTCATGACCGATGCCGCTCTGATCCCGGGCCCATCACACCCGGACATGTTCGATGGCGAGAGCCCGATCATGCTCCCGCTCGATAAGCCTCTGCAGGCTTACGAGGTGAGTGTGACCTACCTGGTTACCGAGCATGAGTCTCGCACTGTAGTCGTCGCCGCTCGGAACGAGGAAGAAGCGGCGCGGCTGGCTCAACAGCGGGTCGAGGATCACGCCTGCGAAGAAGATCACGACCACGACGTTGAGATGGTCACGCTCCTTGATCGTCCCGCTAATGCTGCCGAAAAGCGAGCCTGGCTGGCTCGCGATGGGGGTGCCCAATGACCATCCGTGGCATCTGCCCCGAGTGCGGGCTCTCCGCCGAGCTGGCGGCGTTCGTCACCCAGGGCGAGCACAACCAGGCGCTGGCCGCCGCGCTGGAGATCCCCGCCATCCTCGGCCCCCGCGTGGTGCGCTACCTCGGCCTGCACCGCCCACCCAGCCGCGCGCTGGCCGGGGCCAAGGCGGTGCGTCTGCTCAGCGAGCTGCGCGACGTGATCGTCAGCGGCCGCATCGAGCGCAAGGGCGTCAGCCGCCCGGCGCCGCTGCAGGCCTGGATCGCCGCCCTGGACAAGCTCCTGGAGCGCCCGCCCAACAAGCTGCCGCTCTCCGGCCACGGCTACCTGTTCGAGATCGTCGCCAGCGAAGCCGACCGGCTCGACGCCGAGGCCGAGAAGCGCAAGGAAGAGGCCGTTAGAAGCGGGGCCAGCGCACCGCCTTCTAACGCCGGCCCCGCCGTGCGCGAGCGCAGCACCGAGGACGTGCTCGCTGAGCATCGGCGCCTGGCCGCCCAGCGCGGAAAGGCACGGACCGGCGACAAGGAAGCGGCCCCGCGCCGCGGCAAGCAATCCATCAGCCAACTGCTGGAGGGCGCGCCGCGCCCCGAGGAAGGCGAGTCATGAGCGAGCAACCCATCATCCGCAACCCCTACCAGGCGCCGCGCATCGCCTACCAGCCGCGCTACGCCTGCCCCGAGTGCGGCCCGCTGGGCAGCGCCGAGTTCACCCTCGACCACCGCTGTGCCCACTGCAATCGCCCGGTGCTGGCCATCCGCCAGCTGAACGAGCGCCACGACCGCGAGATGGTCAGCCTGCCGCGCCGCGACCTGGAGCTGATCATCGAGCACTGCGGCTGCGCCTACACCCACACCGCCCTGCGCGAACTGCTGGAGGCCCACCATGCGGACCTATAGCGACGCCACCATCGAGCACTATGCCGACCGATTCATCGCCCTGCGCCTGGCGCGGCACGGCATCAGCCTCGAGCAGTACCTGGCCCACCCCGAGCGCTGCGAGCGCCTGGCCCTGGAGCCCGAGCCGCTGCTGGCCGCCCAGCAGGCCGCCGCCCTGCGCCTGTGGTGGGGCTGGGATACCGGCCTGGCCCCGGCCGGGGCCAGCACCGCCCCCACCGCGCTGCCCGCCAACTATCAGTGCTGGCGTGAGCTGATCGCCCAGTGGCGTGATGCCGAGGCCAC